AAACTCCAGACTCAGAGCCAGCGGTAGAAGCCCAAGCTGAGAGTGAACCAACGGCAGAAGAAGAAGCGGAAGTAACAGACAAGCCTAAACAAAATCCCAAACTTGAAAAGCGTTTTTCTGAGCTTACAAAACGTGCTAAACAAGCTGAAGCCGAAAAGCAAGCCCTAGAAGCCCGCCTACAAGAACTTGAGGCAAAAGTAGCACCAGCACCCCAACAGATTGAACAGGACATTTTGGGCGAGAAACCCCAAGCAAGTCAGTTCCAAGATGCTTTTGAATATGCAGAAGCATTAGCTGAATGGAGTGCGGAAAAAGCATTAGTAGAGCGTGATAAGCAAGAACAGCAACGCAAGATCGAAGTTGAACGCCAAGAAGTTATTAAATCTTGGACTAGTAAATTAGAAAAAGCCAAAGCTGAAATGCCTGATTTTGATGAAATGGTAGCATCTAGCCAAGTCCAAGTACGAGATGAAGTACGGGATGCGATCCTAGAGTCCGATGTAGGCCCTCAAATCCTATATCAATTAGCATCAGATGATGACCTTGCCCAACGCATTTCTACTATGCCAGTTAACAAAGCACTTAAGGAATTAGGGAAATTGGAAGTTCAGTTTGAGCGTAAAGAAGCTCCTGCTGAAGTCAAAAGCGAACCTGTTGCTCGCAGTAAAGCACCAGCACCGATTAAGCCTCTCACCGCTGGGAAAGGTACACAAGATGTTCTCATCGATGGAGATGGGGCATTTCATGGTACTTACGCCCAATGGAAAGCAGCACGACAGGCTAAACGGATACGCTGATAACCCAATTTATATTTAAAGGAAATAATCATGGCAAATAATTTGCTAACTATTTCTAAGATCACTAACGAAGCGTTAATGGTCTTGGAAAACGAATTAACATTCACCTCTGAAGTAGATCGTAACTACGATGATCAGTTCGCTGTCGTGGGTGGCAAGATTGGAAATACTGTTAACGTTCGTAAACCAGGTCGTTTCATTGGTACAACAGGCCCAGCTTTGAACGTAGAAGATTTCAACGAAACTTCAGTTCCTGTAACCCTATCTACTCAGTTCCACGTTGATACTCAATTCACCACGCAAGATTTGGCATTGAGCCTCGATATGTTCTCTGATCGTGTATTGAAGCCTGCTGTAGCTGCTATTGCTAACAAGATTGATCGTGATGGTACTTTGCAAGCTGCAAACAACACCGCTAACATCGTTGGCGTTGCTGGTACACCTCCAACTGGTTTGATCACTTACCTGACCGCTGCTGCTTACCTCGATGCTGAAGGCGCACCACGTGATGGCCGTAGATCATGCACAGTTGAGCCATTTACCTCAGCTACTATTGTTGACAGCTTGAAAGGCCTCTTTGTGCCACAAGAAGCTATTGGCGAACAGTATCGTAAAGGTTTGATGGGTCGTGACTCTGCTGGTATGAACTGGAAGATGGATCAAAACATCGTTTCACATCAGTTTGGTAACTTCTCAGGTTCTGCAACTGTAGCTACTACAACTGCTACTGGTTTCTTGACAAGCGGTTGGGCTTCTTCAAGCACAATCACTATGACTTTGACCAATGGCGTTAGCTTAAATCAAGGCGATACATTCACCATCGCTGGCGTTTATGCAGTTAACCCACAGAATCGTCAGGCTTATGGTTCAAACAAGTTGCGTAACTTTGTAGTTAATACTGCTGTTAGCGGTTCAGGTGGTACTATTTCTGTAAACGTATCTCCAGCTATCATTACTGCTGGTCAGTTCCAGAACGTATCTATCCCTACAACCAATGGTACTGCTGCTGTTACCTTCTTTAACCAGTCAGGTACTGTTTCCCCACAAAACATCATCATGCACCGCAATGCGTTTACTCTCGCAGTAGCCGACCTTGAGTTGCCAGAGGGTGTTCACTTTGCAGGTCGTGCAAGCGACAAGGAAATCGGTCTGTCAATGCGTGTAGTTCGTCAATACACCATTAACAACGACTCTATTCCTACTCGTTTGGATGTTCTGTATGGTTGGGCTAACCTCTATCCTGAACTCGCTTGCCGTGTTGCAGCTTAATTAACCATATAAATAAAGGAAATTAATCATGGCAAATCCAGGCCCAGCAGTCACAACTTCGATTCACCCACAGCTATTAGGCTCCAACCAAGCATTGCGTTTGATCGCAACTGCTCAGGCTGTTAGCCTATCTAATACTGGTGATACCGCAGTAAACGTAATTGACGTTACCAACTATGTTCCAGTTTCAGTTATTACAGCTAACGCTAATAACGCTGGTTCAGCAGTTTCTAGCATCTCTAGCATTTACTTAGGTGTTTACACAGCATTGGCACAAGGTGGTACAGCAGTCTATACAAAAGCAGCTTTGGCAACTAATACAACCACAGCAAACGCTTCTGTTCAGCCTGCAACATTAGTAGCAAGTGCAACAAACGCTCAAACTTTGTATGTAAACGTATCTTCCGCTACCGCAACTGGTACGATTGATGTTTATGTATATGGTTACGACTTGTCAGCACAGTAATTTGTTGTAAACTTAAAGCCCACCCCCTAAAAAGGGTGGGTTTTTTACTAAGGGGAATCAATGAAAAAAGTAATGATCGGTATGCCTTGCTATTCAGCTAAGGTTCATTTCCAAACAATGCGCTCACTTTTGCTCGATGCAGTCAATATTATTGGGCGTGGCGATAAATTCAGCATAGCAGAAGATTTGGGCAATAGCGATATTGCAGGTTCAAGAGCAGCCATTTTTGGGGCTTTTGTGCGCTCAGATGCAGATGTTTTAGTCTTTATTGACGATGACATATTTTGGACACCAGGCTCACTAATCAAGCTAATAGACCAGCCTGTTGATGTCGTAGGTGGTATTTACCCTAAAAAGCGTGAACCGCTTGAATGGCCTTTCAAAATTGGCATTAAAGACGAATATCGAGTTGATCCAACTACAGGGCTAATGGAAGTTATGGGGCTACCTGGCGGGTTTATGAAAATCAGTCGTAATTGCGCTGAAAAGATGATTGAGGCATATCCACGTCAAACATTGCGTAGCACAAGCGAATATAGTCAATTTTGGCCTGTATTTGACCCTTATGAAATGCCTGATGGCAATCGTTTAAGCGAGGATTTTAGCTTCTGCCAACGATGGTTAGATATAGGCGGACAAGTCTGGGCAGACTTTGAATTAGAGATGGGTCATATCGGCTATAAGTCTTTTGTAGGAACTGTCGGAAAACACTTGAGAGAAGCTGAAAACAATGTAAAATAGTTGTAGATTTACAACACACCCCCTTTGCAAAGGAAAAATTATGTCTAGCACTACTGTAACCCGTGGTAATTCCCACGAAACTTTTTATATTACCCCTTCTATTACGCCTACTGCTGTAGCTGCCAATACTTCTGCTGCTCAGACTTTTAGCGTTGGTGGCTTACAAACTACCGATTTTGTTCTTGTTCAAGGCTATCAAGGCACACAAACAGCAGGAATCATTATTGCTGAAGCAGATTGCTTAACTGCTGGCGTATTGTCCATTCAGTTTGCTAACTGCACAACTGGCAGCGCAACTCCAGCTTCTGGCTTGTACGCTGTTCAGATTACCCGTTTAGAAGGCCCAGCACCTACTACTGCTGTTTAAGGATAAATTATGGCTAACGTATCAGCATATCGTTTTGTAGGCCCTACAACGGCTATTAGCGTTAGTGGCACTTCTTCTACTTCTGTAACGATTGTTCCTAACGGAAACGATCAAGCGAACTTTTGTGGCTTTTTAAATACTGGCTCTAGTCCTGTTGCTATTACGATTACCCCTGCTATTGCAGGGACAACGACAACAGCACCAGCAGCCGTATTGCCAGCAGGCGGGTCAAGCAGTCAGAGCTTTGTGTTGGGCGTAGCAATGTCCCAGCCTACAGTTTTGGCAGTACCCCCAAGTTTTGCAATTACAGCGATTGGAACAAGTGGCACACTATATGTGTTGCCAATGGTAGATCAGAACTAAGGAAAAATTATGGCAAACCCAGGCGTTGCAAGTAGTTCAGTTATCAATTTATTACCAGTTCAAGCTGAATATGATGCCAATGGCAACTGCTTGGGTCTTTTTGGTCAAAGCGGTAATCCTTTGTATTCCCCATATAACGCTAGTAGCTTGTCTATTGGCAATAATCTAGTAGCTTCTACTACCCTTCCTACTATTTCTAGTGGTTTTGGTACAGGGCCAACTGTTACTGCATCTAGCACTTTTGCGTTCAAAATTGTAGTTGGTACAGGTGGCGCAGCAAACGGAACTATTACTTTGCCTACTGCTCCCAATGGTTGGTTGGCTTTTGCTGCTGATGTAACTAGCGGTAGTAGCTTATTTTTGCAACTGACAGGAAGCACAGCAACCTCAGTCACATTTACTAGCTATTCTGTAACAACTGGTGCTGCTGCTAATATGTCTGCTGGAGATGTAGTTCTAGTTAACTGTATCGCCTACTAAGGGTAGATTATGGCTACAGGGCCAGCTTTAACGCAGGATCAAAACCTCCTGCCTGTTCAGGCGTACTTTGACCTACAAGGTAATTTTCAGACCTTTATTGGTCAAGGTAAGCCCTTTTACGCTTCAATAAACCCTGTTCAATCAGGGTTAACCATTACCAATAGCACGATTGATAGTTCAGTTATTGGTGGTACTACTCCTGCTGCTGGTACTTTTACCAATATTACAACTACAACAGGAACAATTAGCACCACGCCCGCAAATGCAACAGATATTGCTAATAAGTTTTATGTAGATACAGTTGCACAAGGTTTAGGCCCTAAAGCTGCTTGTCAAGTCGCTACAACGGCTAATATCACGCTCTCAGGGCTTCAAACGATTGATGGGTACACTACCCTAGCTGGTGATCGTGTTCTCGTCAAGAATCAATCATCTAGCCAATTTAACGGCATTTATATTGCATCTGCCTCGACTTGGACTCGTTCAGTTGATATGGATGTATGGTCAGAAGTGCCAGGTGCTTATACAGTTATCCTAAATGGTAGCCAATCAGATCAAGGTTGGGTTTGCACCGCAACACAAACAGGCACAATCGATGTAACACCAATGCCCTGGGTTCAATTCTCAGGAAGTGCTACTTATTATGCTGGTACAGGATTAACCCTAAGCTCTAATACTTTTAGCATTACTAATACAGGTGTTACAGCTACGACTTATGGTTCTGCAAGTGCAGTTCCAGTTATTGCAGTAAATGCTCAAGGGCAAATTACTAGCGCAACAACGACTTCTATTGCGATTACCAATACCCAAGTTAGTGGTCTTGGCACAATGTCAACGCAAAATGCAAATAGCGTAGCAATTACAGGAGGGTCAATCAATGGCACTACTATTGGCGGTTCTACTGCTTCCGCAATTACTGGTACTACTATTACTGCTACTTCTTCTTTTAGTGGATCAGGTAGCGGGCTTACAGGAACAGCATCAGGACTAAGTATTGGTGGAAATGCTGCAACTGCAACATCAGCCACCACCGCAGGCTCTGTAACGAATAGCATTACATTTAATAGCTCTGGCACAGGCGGTGCTTCACCTGTAACTTATAACGGCTCTACAGCCCCTACAATTTCGTATAACACGATTGGCGCACCATCTACGACAGGTACAGGCGCAAGCGGGACTTGGGGCATTAGTATTTCGGGAAATGCAGCTACAGTTACCAATGGCGTTTATACGACAGGTAGCTATTCAAATCCTACTTGGATTACTTCAATTTTAGGCTCTATCGTTAGTGGCGCAGTTGCAAGTGCAACATCAGCTACAAATCTGTCAGGCGGAACAACAGGAGCTTTAGCTTATCAATCAGGCGTTGGAGCTACTACATTTTTAACACTTGGCACGACAAACTATGTTTTGACTGCTGGGGCTTCTGCACCGCAATATGTTGCTCAATCCACTCTTTCAGTAGGTTCAGCTTCCACAGCTACAACTTCTACGAATTTGGCGGGTGGTGTGGCTGGTTCAATTCCCTGGCAATCTGCTCCAAGCACTACAGGATTTACTGCTGCTGGAACAACAGGTCAAGTTTTAACATCTGCGGGAACTGGAACTCCTACATGGTCAACTCCAACTGCTTATGCGACTGTAACCGATGACACCACTACAAATGGCACTCGTTATCCTTTGTTTGCAAACCAAACAAGCGGAAACTTATCAACAGAATATACAAGCTCTACTAAACTGCAATATAATCCTTCTACTGGGGTATTTACTTCTACCAGCTTTAGTGGCGCAGGAACAGGTTTAACAGGGACAGCTTCTAGTCTTTCGATTGGCGGTAACGCAGCGACAGCAACAAGCGCAACATCAGCGACAACTTCAACAAACCTAGCTGGTGGCCTAGCTGGGTACTTGCCTTATCAATCTGCCGTAAATACAACGACTTTCCTTGCCCCTGGCACAAACGGCTACATATTGACTTTATCAAGTGGATTGCCAACATGGGCTGCTGCTCCTGCAACTGGGGTTACGATTACAGACGATACAAGCTCTGTTACTGCGTATTATCCCCTATTTGCAAGGGTTACAAGCGGTACAGCAACGACTGAATACACAAGCTCTACAAAACTCAACTACACGCCTA